ATTCTACGCCCAGTTAACTCGGTGATGAGGTTCTTTTTGCGTGCTCGTTGAGCAACACTAGATGCTGTATGAAGATAACCGGCAACTCTCACATTTTTGAAACTTGCGAAAATTTGAACCGGACAATCATCAGTTGTCGATTCACTAGTGTTTACGAGTGGTACTATTGAATGCAAGTACACTCGGGCAATTGATGAGGAAGGACAGGTTGCCCAGTCCAACCAAGTATTGGGATTGACATAGGGGATGGTTATAGTAGCCGCATCCGAAGTGCCAAACGACAAAGTAGTGGGGTGGTTGCCAGAAGCCTGCCAAACTCCTGGATCCGAACCAGCCCAACATGGAATATAAGAAACTTGCATCACGCCAATATGATATGGTGTACTTGTGATGCGAACTTCGAATTGTACATCTGCCGCGAACCACTGAAATGATTCCAAAGTAGCGGCAATCTGTGTCTGTGCAAACAAAACTTCCGGAAAATCAAAAGAATATCCGACCGAAGTCGGACTCCATGTGATGTCTCCAATTCTGAAATTCCGTGAAAGTAGATGACTAGGTTCCTGCGCAGGATAAGGGTTTGCAATCAAGCTATGTACTGCAATCATGCTTCCCCTTTCCGGCTCGAAAACTTCATTTTCCGCTTCCGTGAAGGTTGTTAATTCTTGTTGGTGTGAAATTGTAGCTTCCACATGCTCTGTTAAAGGTGCTGTTGAATCTGCTCCCCAGTTTTCCATTAGGGACGGTGACGAGGAAATCTCCGTGCCAAGGATCATCTTTACCTCTATAGCCAGCAATATCAAGAGAAGGACGAGAAGACTTCTCAGGATAAGATCATAGCAGTGAGAGGGTGGTTTAACGTCGCGCCCGGGACGGGTTCCAAATTGGCCTAAGCAACTCATTGTGAATAGGAATTATCGACCCAAAGTGCATGGATGGTCGAATATTCCCGAGTATACACCCAGGCCGGATTCAGCTTGTAGAGAAATCGGTTAAGGATCTCCTTTTGCTCTTCAAACTTTTCTTTTCCGTGAAAAAACCATTCATTTATTGCTCCATGAATGTTTAACATCGTCTGATGCTCGACCGAGTTTGCGTCATTACGCGTAACCCAGCAGGTCATCATCTGAATTGTTTTTGGCTCTAAGGGACAGAGCACATTTGGTCCTTCACGACGGAACTTTCTCTTCAAGTACTCTATCTCTTCGACAGAGCATTCCTCCTTGAGAGTTGGACTTTTATCGGGATTAGTGATCTCCCAATCAAAATAACGCTTTGCAAAAGAGGCAAAGGTGATAGTATTGTAACAGCGAAAAATCTGATCGTGCACAGTTCTCGCGTTGTCATCACCATTAAACACAGTCCTCACAAATGAATCATAATGCTCCTTAAATTGAACAGGAACAATACGCTTGTAAGCAACTCTGTTACTTGCCGAATTCCAAGCAGTGTTAAGACCAGCAGTAATCAAAGTGCCAGAGGGCATCCAATCACCAAGATAAACAATCTTTCCGTTGATGTGCCAACAAGAAAGAGCTGATCTAACGCAGGCTCTTATTTGACGAGCCCAAAATGCATCCGCTTTGCACACCAGAATAACTTCCTGATCGAATTTTTCTGATGCAACGTAAGGCATATGCATATCCCATTCTTTAACGTCGTCACAGGAGAAATGGGATTCATCTCCAAATTTGGTAAGCGCTTCAAAAAGCATCTTCCATTCGTTCGAGAACACATTCATTCCCAAAGTACTATCATTTTGTGCAGGGGTCTTTTCCATACGCGCAAA